CAACACGAAGAAGGTGCAGACCGTGATCAGACTTCGAGAGGGCGAGTGGCGGCAGGACGGCAACGTGTGGCGGCACATCAGCGGTGGACTGAAATGCCCGGGCATCGCCGGTGGTCAGGTGTACCGCTGGGCACCGTTTCAGGTCTTTTGTCTTGCCAGCATCTACGGCTTCTACGCTTGGATTGATACGCAGGTGCCCGCCGGTTCGAAGCCACAACTGCTGCGCACCGAGCGCGAGAAGGACGGCACCATCTGGGACTATCGCCGACTGTGCATCGACTTCACGCTGACAGGCTCGCGCAAGATTGACAAGACGGGATTCGGTGGCTTCATCGGCACGGAGTTCATGCTCTTCGAAGATTATAATATGGAGGGCTTCTGCTGTGCCAACTCCGAGGATCAGGCGAAAATCATCTTCCGACGCATCAAATACCTGCTGAGTGGTCTCGACACCGAGAAGCGATTCCGACTGACCGAGAGCCTGGCAGCGTGGCGCGACAAGTACAGCGAGATTTCGACCGCCAGCATCCGACCCATGACCGCAGGCGGCAAGTTCAAGGATGGTTGGTTTGCCCAACTCTGTCTGAAGGACGAGTTCGGTGCGGCACCCTACGCCAACGGCAAGAGCGATATGAAGATGCTGGTGGACGTGATCGAGTCGTCGATGGGTCCGAGGCGCGAACCGCTGAGCGTGACGATGACCTCGGCAGGTCGTATCATCGAGGGGCCGTTCATCCAGATACTCGACGGCCTTCACGGTATGCTGGAGCGCGAGCAGAGCATTGCCAAGGGCGAGGTGCAGCCCGTGCTGACCGACGACCGCACGATGACGCTGCTCTTGGAGCCCGACGCATGGCAGAAGGATGAGCAATACCTGCTGACCAACAAGACCGTGCGCCACAAGGTGAACCCGATGCTGGGCGTGATTGTGCAGCACCAGTTCTACGACGACCAGATAGCCAAGGCGCAGCGCGACGGCGACACGGGCGAGGTCATCGCCAAGCTGTTCAATGTGTATTCGAGCGGCAAGGTGACGAAGTGGATCACGGGCGATAAGATACGACCGCTACAGCGACCGAAGCGCATCACCGACTGCCACTATCAGGACGGCTGGCGGGTGTTCGTGGGGCTCGACTTCTCGCTGGGCGACGACCTCTACGCCATGGTGACGCTGGGCGTGAACTACACCCCATCAGACACGATGCGGGGCCGCTTCTTTGCCGATGCCGTGGCGTGGGTGCTGGAAGAGACGATGAAGAAGAGCCCCAACCGTCCGCTCTACGAGCAGTGGGTGGAGCAGGGCTGGCTCTACGTCTGCCCCGGTGAGGTGTTCGACTCCATGCTGAGCATCAACCAACTCGCCGCCATCGACGACCGCCAGGACATCGACATCCGTTTCTTCGGATATGACCCCGCGCAGAGCATCCAGCCGATTAACCAACTGAAGGCGTGGCTGCAGACCATCCTCCAGAAGAAGAACCCACAGGCAACGGCAGCCGACATCGCCAACGTGATACAGCAGATGGTGGTGCCCGTCAGTCAGACCGCGTTGACGCAGAACCCCCGCATCGCCGAACTGGAGAGCATGATACTCGACAAAGAGCCGTGGATAGAGTTCAGCATGTCGCCCCTGTGGCCCTGGTGCTTCGGCAACTGCGCCGCCGAGGTGAGCAGCAGCGACCTGCGCCGCATCGTGAAGGGAGGTCCCCAGCCGACGCACAAGATAGACCTCGTTCACGCCCTGCTCGACGCATTATACGGTTTTGACCTTGCGGAGGGGAGGGTGAGTGAATAAAAACGAATTATATGGTAGGAATGGAAAGACTGATAAAATAGAGCAATCAGCAAGTAAGACTTGGCCGTGAGCGTGGGAGCGTTACCCACCCATTCCACGATGCACAGCGGTGCATTTCACTGAAAGATTTAATGAACAAGTATTAACGTTATCAGACCCGACAAGGACGGGTCGCCGTGAAAGTCGGCATTAGTGATTAATTATGAAGAATTTTAATTCTCAAGTGTTGAACAAAGTGGACGGGGGCCGCAAGGCTTAGTTCCTAAGAAAAGGGCACGTGGAAGGTTCCTGACGCTTCTTGAAAGAGAGCGGCAGGGGTGACAGTCATGCAAGGAGTGAATATGACGCTCGTTTCCCTGATTTGTTAGTTCTCTTTTATGTGTTCTGCAAGCACCCAAGAACGGAAGATTATCATGGTTGACTACTACAAAAGAAACGTGGGTACAGACAGAGTTATCTCAATCGGTGACGCTTTTTAATACTGTCTGAAACTTACCCTACTAAGAGGGTCGCACTTAGTAGGGTATCTTCTGAGAGAATCCCTACTAACTCTCAACTTTAAGTAACCATTTATTTTTCAACAATTAAAAAACAACAAGCAAGATGAAGAACAAGACAGTGATTATTCTTCTTTCGGTTCTGGCCGTGGCGATGTACACGGTCGCAGTGATTAACTTTTGTCTGGGCGACGTGCTGGACGGCATCACAGGCGTGCTGATGGCGAGCACCGACGCGCTGATGGCCTACGCGCTCTATCGTGTCGGGCAGTTGGGACGCATGGCGGACATGACGCGCAAGGCGGTCATCGGTTTGCTGGAGCAGCTGACCAAGGGTGTGCCGGCGACGCTGACCGTCAAGGACGGCAAGGGCACCATCACCCTCGGACACGGTGAGGACGGGGACGCGGGCGAGGCTCCCGAAGAGGAACTGACGGACGAGGAGAAGCGCAAGATGTAATCAGCTGCTCCAGCAG